TATCTCTCATAGTAAGATTAACATCACCACCACTACTTTCATCTACCCTTAAACCATTAATGCCATCAGATGCTTTAATTAGAAATATAGCAGAATCAGCAGAGTTTGATTCTATGCTAAGAGTACCTTCAATTATCTCATCAAATGCAAAACTACCAGCACCCTCAACTTTAAAATCTCCAGTAACTACTAAATCGCCATCAACTGTCCCACCACTAGCTAAACCAGCACTTACATTACTTATCATTGATTTTAGCATTCTACTATCCTAACCGCTCCAGTTGTTGTTGAGGTTGAGTTATAATTAAAATATATTGTATGTCCTAACCCTCTTGGAACTGTAATAAATGTAAGTGTGTTTTTTGGTATTAATAAATCGTTTGATGCGTTTACATCTGTTCCTGATGTTGCAAAATTAAAATAAATTTCCACCGCACTATAAACTCCGATAGTTCCAGTAGATGCTTTTAATACTTGATGAATTGAGTTATTTACATTTGCACTTGAACCCGCAGTTCCTACACTTTTGACTGACCATTCTCCGCCAACTGTTGTGTTTAATGCTTCTTGTACTGAATAGGTATGTGTATCTGCCATTTTTTCTTCCTCTCTAAGCTATGACTAGCGTGAATGAGTTATTATTACTATTAAAAATTAAAAATAGAAGTAAAGTTTTTGAAAGTGTTACTTCTTACTTTTCTTTTTCTTTTTAAGTATGCGTTTTTTAGGCTTAGAATATGCAGAATCATCGCTTTCTGACTTTACCCTTACATAACCTTGCCTTTGCAAAGATTCAAGTTTTTCTGGATGTTTTTCAAAATCACTATCTTCAAATCTTTCAACTTTGCCACTATTTTCTTTTTTCCAATATTGCATCTTATAATCCTTTTTTAAAATGCGGGGAAGAGCGAATCATTCCCCGCTTATTAAGTAGATTAAAATTAATCTACATTCCTTATTTTGATTCCACGCTTGTTATCAGTGTCATCAATACGCTTTACACCATACAATAAATCACTTACGACTTTTGTACCTAAAGCATCGATTGAGTATTCTGATTGTACACGAACCTCGTTTTGAACTGCTATAGCACAAGCTGACTTGTGAAAAATAGCACCAGAGATTGTGTTAGCGTTGCCACCAGTTCCAAAAGTATTAGACATATAAACATCTATACCATATAAAGAACCAACCATTCCAGACCTAAGTCCACGATTGCCTTCTCCGACTGCATCATTTCTGATGAAGTATTGAGCAATACCCGCAGATGGATTTAATATGTCTGCAAATAGAGTTGGATTAACAACCATTGCAACATCTCCATCCATATAAGGGATGTCATTTTCTCCAAGAGTAGCTAATGCTTCTTCAAATTTGGCAGCTGTAAGAGTATCATCAGCGGATAGATTCAAAGAATCTTCTAAGCTAGATAGCTCTGTGTAAATGTCTGCATCAACTTGTCTAGCAAGAGCTTCGCCCATCATCCTAGAATACTTAGCAACTAAGTCTCCATTGGACTGAATTTGAGCCACATCTTCAAATAATTTTGCGACATATTTATGTTTATTAACTGTTAGTTGAGTCTCTGTAGTTGCAGTTGCATCGTAAGATACATCTGAACCAGCAGATTTATCATCAGCACTAATCAAGCTCATTTCTGGAATATGTAATACATCTCCAAAACCCGCTCCGCTAAATACCGCAGAGTAGTCATCGATTAGTCCTCTTAATACAGTTTTTCTTTCGAAGAACTTATAGATTCCGTCTTGCCAAATTTCTGGGATGAAATGTTGGTCTGTTGTGGTAGTAACTGGACTACCTTGATAATGTTTAGCCATTATTCATTTTCCTTATTTAACGCCTACGATACGCATCTAAAATAGAACCCCAGTTTGCTCGTCTTTCATCATCGGATAAATCAACCCAGTTTTTATTTTCTGGATTAGCACTTCTAGCGGGAGTTCCATCAGTCGGTGCAACCTCGGCTTGTGTTTGAACATTTAATTTATTATGAAGAACCTTGAGTTTATCTAGCGGTAAATCGCCAAATGTCTCTCTATCTTCTTCACTCATATCTGCTAAGATTTCTTCCCTCATTGCTTCAAGTTGTTTCATCGCAGCTTCTATGACTGGTTCTTGCTCTTGAAGTTTAGCACCTCGTTGTTCAGCTAGTTCTTGCCATTTATTCTGCTCTGCCATCTGCGTTTCTTTATCTGCTTCTAACTTCTTTTGCAATTTAGAAAGTGTTTCTTCAGCTTGTTGTGCCCTGCTTCTATACTTTTTGCTTTCTGCAATCAAGCTACCAACTTCAGAGCTAGGTTCGGTTGCTTGTGTTTGGCTATCAGTTGCCACCTCTTCTGCGTTATCTTGCATAGGGTTAGGTACTTCTTTTTCTACCTTTACCCCCGATTTAATTTCAGACATTCTGTCCTCCGTTTTGTTTTATTAAAAATCTTTAGCCTTTTTTCCACTTAGTAGATTTAGACCTTGTTTTGCTTGGACTCCATTTTACTTTGTTTGCCCAGTAAGCGGCACTCATTTTGCCCTTTGCAATATTCTTACGATGCCTAGATTTGAACGCTCTCATTTGACCAACTGTTTGATTAGTCTTTACGCCTTGTTGTCCAAACCTAATAGTCTTGATTTTATTGCCTTCTTTAGCAACAACAATATGAGACTTTGTTTTATGATTTGGAGTTCTCTTTGGCTTATTAAAAGCGGACACTCCCGCTCTAGCTAGTCTTGGGTCTTTTTTCTTAGGCACGGAATTTTTCCTCTAATTCTTTTTTGCGTTCTCTTCTTCTTACTACACTTTGAACTTCTTTATCATTATATGTTGATGGCACTAATTGACATTGACAATTTTGCTTACATACACTAAATCCGCTTCTAGGCGTTCCAATAGCAGACCACTCTTCCCAAGTAGCAATGTCTCCGTGTCTAGGTTTACAATCATCACAAACATTACCACCCGCAGTAATCCATTTAAAGGTCTTTATTCCCTTGTCTCCATATTGTCCACGAATTGCAGATTCACTCATCATCTGAACCGCATTACCAGTTGTATTTTTTATAGCATTGCGAAATGTTCCAAAGATAATTCCACCATCATTTAAGTCTTGTAATAATACATTTCTTATAGCCTCTGTACTTGCTCCAGTAGCTCTTAGATTAGTAATCGTTTGTTGTAAATCTAATATTGTTTTTGTTGTTGCAGTTGCCATAGCACTTGTAATAATAATTTCTAATTCGTCTAACGCATCTTCTGTTTTTAATTCGTTAGGCATTTCTCAATATTCTTTCAATTTTAATAGACATAGTTCTTAATAAATCTTTTTCTACTTTTTCGGTAACACCAAACCATTCTCTTTGAGGTAGATTAATGTTACCCTCTTGATGATATACGCCTATTTCGCTTCTGCTTTTAGGCGGTGTTAATCTAGCTTCTTGATTTGCCCTTGTAGCTTTTTTATCTATCCTAAGATTCTTCATTGTACCAGTAGCATATAATGGAACTCTAGGCTTTGCATATCCTTTTAAACGCTTACTCTTTATTGTAGATGGTTGCAACTTAGCCATCATCTTTCCATCAACACCTTGCCCAAAACTCAATCTCCTGTCGTGGTCTTTTACGACTGCTTTGGCAGCTTCGTTTATCTCTTTTGATAAATCAAATTTTACCTTTTTAAGATTAAATGCTTTTGATATGTCGATTGTAGTTCTCACGATTTATCTATTATTTTAGTTGCAAATTTTTGACCCTCTTTATATCCTTGTTTTATTTCTTTGTCGTGGTCTTTCATAAATTGTTCACTTAATGCGTTTAGATAAGCCTCTGGGTCTTTTAGTAAATCATCTATATCTATTGCTTCTAATATTTTATCGGCATCTTGTCCTATCTTTAGTTTTAATATATCTATTTTATCTAAGAACTTATTGACTATCATTTTGCTCTTGAGCCTCTTGTCTTAATGATTGGAATACTGCTGGTTGATTCGCTTGTCTATCCGCTTGAATTTGTTGAGTCCTTTCCTCTTGTACTTCTCCCATCTTCATTGCTAATTCTTCATCGCTCATATCGGGATTAAAATACAATAATAAATCACGCTTACTCATAACGCCATTAGCTAGTTTCCAATCAAGCATTTTTAACTCTTGCTCAACATTCATAGGGTAAGATACTTCGCCAAAGTCAATAGATAAATCTTCACTTAGATTCATAGCTTTATGCTTCTCTAATATGATTCTATCTATTTCATATCTAGTATGTTCCCACTCTTTGAAATAAGGTATATCACTTTCCCTAGATTCTAAGTTTTCTATTTCTAAGATTCGTAACGCTTCTCCACTTGGACTATTACCACCAGACTCGCCCCATCTAATCCTAAGATGATTATTTTCTGCGGTTTGATTAGCAAATGCTTTTACACTTTCAATCATCTCGCCAATACCACCGCTTGGACTTACATATTGAAACGATGCACCCTCTGGCAAGATTATAGCGGAATCAATACCAGATTTAATAACTGATTGACCCTCATCGATTCCAGTAAATACTGGTTGTCCTAATCTACTTCTAACGCTTAATGCAATCTCGGTCATAGCAATACCAATCTGGATTGCACTTCTTACCACATCATAACTAGATGATGGATATGCTACTTTAGATATTGGTGCAACGCCATAAGGGTTTACCATATCTTCATTACCACTAACTGCAAAGCGATGACCCTTTTGATTAAACTTGAAGTGCATCCCTTGCATACCATCTCTATCTTCTGACCAAAATACATATTGCCTATCTTTATTATTGCCTTTATCTATTTCATAACTATATCCATAAGGCTCTGAATCACCTGCTAAATAATATTCTTTTACAAATGGTAATATCTCATATTCTAATCTTTGCTTACGCTCATTGTATTTACTTTTAAAATGGCAACTGCCAAGAAGCCAAGCTAACTCACTAAAGCATTTGGTTTGGCTATCTAACATATATGCAATCTCTTTATAATCATCATTCTCTTCTCCGCCTATTATTCTCTTTGGCGGACTCTTATATAACATCATTCTAGCACGACTAAATCTTGGCACTACTTTTTGCGGGAATGTTGGAATTTGTTGTAGAGATTCACTTGAGAAATATTGTTCAATATGCTTATCCATATTGATATTGTAATAAAAATCCATAGCGGTCATTCGTTCCGCCATTTCTTTTTCTTTAAACTCTTGTTCTGCCTTTGCAACTGTTTGTAAGATGATTTGCTCGGATAGCTCTGGGATGACTACTTGATTAACTGTTCTGCCAAAATTCAACATATATTTACCATTTCATTATTCGGGATGCTTTACTAATTACTGGAAACTTATATGCTATTGCATAGCTACAAGCATCCAATGAATGAGTTAGCTCCATATTAGACTTATCTATGCCCCCCTTTTTATCTCTCTGCACTTGTTCTAAATCTTTTATTAAATATTTACATTTAGGGTCAATGGTCATTGTTACATTGCCCTCTGCATCTAATAGTTTTCTATTCAATGCGTTCAATCTATCTATGTGGCTTGGGTGTGCTTTTTTAGCTCGAATCAAAAAGCCATAGTCTCTTAGAATGTGATGGTCTGAGCGATTAGAAGTTGTAGACCTTGCACTTCCCGCAGGGTCTGGATATACTTCCACATTAGGCTCTATAGCTTTCATCTTCCTAGCCATCTCTTCTGTATTACTATTCTTTAATCTTATTTCATCATAGTAATGAATCGTGCCATCAGTAAATTGACAGGCTAGAGTCGCTGACATCCAGTCTACATTAAAATCGCAACCCCACCATTTATAGCTAGATAATTCTTTTGCTTCTTTAATATGAATGTTTCTATCAAAGTTCCACGCAGCTCTATTGCCAGTTGTTTCAAACGATGCTTCAAACTCTTGTCTAAATACACTAGCATCCATTGTTTTCTTTGCGTTAGCTATTTCATCCGCAGATACAAAACCACCATCTATTGTTTTAAACTGCCAAGACCGCCAATTAGGCTCACTCTGACCCTTTAAATATAAATCATACATAATATCATACCCGCTTGGTGTACCTATAAATAAAACACTTCCCTGTGTTGTTGCTAACATAGGATAAACAATCTCTTCCCAAACATTAGGTTTAATATATGCCATCTCATCCATTACTGCCTTTGTTAATTCCACACCACGCAATGCGTGTTCATTATCCGCACCTTTAACCGCAAACTCTGCACCATTACCAAACCTAACAGACATCTCAGTTTCATTTAATTTAGCTCCAGCAAACCCTTGAAACATTTGACGAAGAATAGGAAAAACAATGTTGCGACCCATCCTGTAAGTAGGTGTGATAAACCATCTTCTTTCGTTTGCTTGGAATGGGTCTTTCAACAAATACATAAGAGATAAAATAGTTTTTCCCCATCTGCGACCACATACTAAAACTTTGAACCTGCTTGGGTCGTTTAATATATCTTTTCTTGTTTTGTCTAGTGTCCATTCAATCATTTATTACCATTACTTGAATTGGTTCATTCTTTGTTGTGCGTTCTTGTCGCTCTAATGCTTTTCCTTCCATTCGCTCAACTATAAATTGTATTGCTCTTAAATCTCCACGCTCTGCTAATTGAAATAACTTACCTAATATTATTTCCCTACGCTCTTTGCCATTTACTTCTTGGAAACTAAACTGCTTTATTAAATCACTATAAGCGTTTCTTCTGCCATTAGGATTGCCAGATTGTCCTTTTTTCCATCTATTACCTAGCGTGTTGCCTTTAGCAAACTTACCATCTTTGCGTTTGTTCTTCGTTTGTTTAGTCATCTAATTGAACTAATCCCATTGCCACAGGTTTGTTTAACATATCCATTAAATCTTTGACTGCTTCGGTCTCAAACTCATATACATCAAATTCTATTCGCCACGCTCCCGCAATCTTTAAGTTCTTAATGCCAACTAATTCAGCATTTAGCGATGTTTTATTTTCGCTTTTTGCCAAACTTAAATTTTTTTGATTTCATTGATTTAGATTTTTTTGGTGGTCTCCCACGCTTTGAACCATAAGTTCCTTTGCCTTTTGGCATAGCAATCTCCTTAATTTTTAAGTGTTTAAATTTAAAAACGCTTTTAAAATTAATGAAAGTGCTTATTTTATATAAATGTAGTAATTAGAATAGGGTCTATTTGGAACTATAATAGGGTTTAAATCGCATTAAAGTGAGTATCTTAGGTGTTATATTGATTGACTCTTCTTTTGGCTTGTATAACGCTTGAACTAATTTAGGGTCTCTGTTAGCTAATTGTTTTAATCTTATATCTATATCTCTTAATAATTCTTTGAGCGTGTTGCCAACCGCAGCTTTGTAATCAAACCCATCTTTAGTTTCATACATAATCTCAGCGTGATATAAATAATCGTGATTTACTTTACGAATATCCATAAGCCTCTGTTTGATAAGTATAATCGCCATTTATCTTTGCCACCGCTTGTATTAGTTCCATTGTAGTTATTTCATCAGTCCCAACTGTAACTAACAATTCTTCAAACTCTTCAAAAGATAATATAGTTACTAAATATTCGTCTAATTCCATACTGGATATTTTTCTTTGCAGGTAGTACACGCCCACCTTATTTTGTTTCCCTTGTTTTGTCTGTCTACAATCGTTACTTGCTCCTCACAAATACTACATATTATAGAATCTATATATTCGTTATCTAAACTCAATATTCATTCCATAAACGATAATTGTGAATTGGCTCTTTGAACTCAGTAACTACTCCATTGATTATACAATCTCTTAAAAATATCTCTTCATCTTCAGTATTCAAATCTAAATGACTTCTTCTTTTTACCATATCCATATAGATTTTATTTGTTGGTGTTCTTTGCCCATCAAAAAACCTCAAATGAAAAACCAATTTATCTGCTTTATCTGTGTAATTACGATTATCTATTATTAAGTTCAAATCAACTTCTCTTTTAGTTTTCCAATATCCATTTGCTATTTTATCCCAATTTATTACACTATCAATATTTCCATATTCTTTATTAAAAAGATAATATTGAAAGCCTAATTTAGAATCATTAACACGAG